TGGTACTGGTTGAACTGCTTGTCCTCGAAGGTCGAGGAGAGGGTCGTGGTCAGCAGGTTGGCCGGGCCGGACGCGCCGGGAGTCCACGAGAATACGCAGGCGAAGGAATTGCCCCTCGAGATGGTGACGGTGTTTGGGCAGCTCATCGGGTCTTATTCTTGCGTAGGATGGAAGGGGGGGCGGTCAGATAGGGGTCAGTTTGCCGATCGTCTCGATTCTCGGGTAACTTGTGGTATACACAAAGCCTGAGGCGCGTTGACGGTCTGGCTGCATACTATCAATCTGGTGAGCGTCCTGCGTGATGGTCAGGTCGCCGACATCCGTGGTCACCTCTGCGCCGAGCAGTTCGGAGAATTGCAAGTTATCGACCCGTCGGTCTGCGCTGTCTGGCCAGATGCCAATGCTGAACAAAGCATCGTACTCTTCCTCGCCCTCGCCAGAGGTTATCTCAATGTAATACCAAGGCGGGACGGCGCCATTGCCTTTGTTCCAGCTGAACAGGGAACCGCTTTCCCAGATGAAAATCTTGGGATATTCGCCATCCGCTGTGACTGGGTAGGCTCGGGAGTATACGGTACTGTGACCGATGCCGAAGTCGTTGTATAGCACCAAGGGGGCACGGACACTTCCCCATGTCAGGACTGAACCTGTGGTCGGCGTCCCTTGCTCTCCTCCGATCTGGATAGCCATCAGACTCCGGCCCAGTAGTAGACCGCGGTTCTGGTTCCGATCTTAAGACGCTCGGCCCAGACGGAGCCGGAGATGGTCTGGTCGACGGTGAAGGTTTCCGGGTCGCCGATATTCCGCGCCACGCCCATGAGGATGTAGCAGTACTCGTCCGTGTCCGTGAGGGTCGTCGTGGACTGCCAGATTGTCGGGTAATGTTCGTCCGTGATGTCCGTGACCGGGAAGATGGGCTCGTCTGTATCGTGGTCACCGACCCCGACACGCAGATAGATGTAGGTGTCGGTCGTGCCGAAGAAGTCGAGGGTGGCGGGGAGCAACGTACCAGATTCTGCCTCATCGAAAGGCACCAGGTTGTTGACCATGCCCGAGCAGACGTTGGCGCGGTACAGGTCGCCGGCCTCGCTTTCGACGACGAAGGGATGGAACTGGAACGGATGCTCGCAGGCGTCCGCATCGTCGTCCTGGGCGGCGCAGCTCCCCGTGGTCCGATAGTCGAAGTTCTGCTCCGTCCAATCCGCCGGACCGACGAACTCTTCAAACCAGTCGGTATTCGCGGCCGTCAGTCCTTCCATCGCCGTCTTAGTCGAGGCGTTGGCGATGTTGGGCCAAGCCGGCTCCGAGTTTTTGTTAGTGTTATACGGGTCGTTGGTCTCGTTCAGGTCATCCCGATTGGTCAGGAATGTCCCGTTGAACTGGCAGGGGATATGCAGGTCGATTGGGCCGACCATGTGTTGGTCGATGGTGAAAACCAAGCCGCCGGCGGTCGACGTGGCGTAGACGATGGCGATCAGTTTGACGTCATAGCCCCACTTGACGGGGTTGAAATAGGTCGTGTGACAGTTGCCCCAGTCCTTGGTCCCGCCGATATCCGCGGAGGTATACCCGGTCATCTTGTGGATGTTAGTCGTGTTGGCATACTCCGAAGGCCCGGTCTCGGAAAAAATGGTGTCCGTGATTTCGTCCGAATCCTTGAAGATTGAAACCCAAGGCGTCTCGGCGTTCAGGAGGTCCGAATCGGTGTCGTCGTTGGACTGATTGATGTCAAACTTGCTGATCGTGATGAAGTAAGTCCCGGCCGAGCTGATGTTATAATAGCCTCCGCCTTCCATCCAGATGGGCGAACCAGCGCCGGCCGTGCGGGAGATGCCGGTGCCGTAGACCGCCACCTTGCTGAGCCATGCCTGGCGTTTGTCGTAATGACCGCCGAACTTGACGCGCGGCATATTGCTCTGGGTGAAGGTGACCGTCCCCTTGGCGATCTGGAGCTTGTTTACGTTTCCAACCTTGATGCTGCGGACTTGGAACTGCTGGAATGTTTCGGAGATTGACCCGTCCCATGGCGTCCAGGGCGTCTGGATGTTCAGGTTCGTCCCTTGGCTGGACGACGTGAAGGTGTAGCCGACTCCGGGCTGGATGCTCATCAGACGCTGATGTTTGTGTAGACCTTAGAATCCCATCCGTCCCGGGCATAGCGAATTTCGTACATGATTTTGTAGAGTGACCCGTACTCCTCTACGTTGATTTGAGAAAGAAGGTTCTTGTGACCAACGCCAGCCTTGGTGCCAATCGGAGCCCACGCGGGAAGTAGCATGAAGATGCCCCAAGACCTGGTCTCAGTCGCGGAGTTAAGCAACAGGAGCAGGGCCTGAACATCTGCCAAAGAGGTTGAATACAAGACACCCGAGTAGGTGGTGGTCGTGGCAAGGTATTGCGTCTTCCCGTAAAGGCTTGGGTTGGCAGGGTTCACGAAACCGATGAATCGACCGCCCGAAGGCTTTTCAAAACAAGCTCCGTTCTGACCTAGGTAAGCCGGAGCGCCGTTGACGATGGGGGCAAGGTTGTTTGCGGTATCCTGCGTGTAAGGGGCAGAGCCGGCGATCACTGAACTGTATAGGACGCTACTTTCGAAAAAGTTGGGATGCGCCGTGATGTTCTCCGAAGTCAATCCGTTAGCGGAGGAGGTGTTAGGGTTTGAGCGTACGCCGCCATTTACCTGCGGGTCGATGCCGACATAATCAACGGTGATGGTCTTCAGCTCCAAGGTATCAAAGCTCACGACAAACTTTGCCGCCTTGAGATATGAAAAGGTGGCGTCTGGGTGGGCCGTACCGCGGCCTCCGACGCCGACGCTGGCGTAGGAGTAATCGGCCCGGTAACGGGTGGTGGAGGTGACTAAGCCAAAGCCGTCAAAGTTGACGGTCATTCCTGGCTGTAGTTCTGCGGCGGTTAGTGGGTCGCCAGTGCTGATGATAGCCATAAAATTAAGCGACGCCCGTTCGTGATGCGGCGTTCATGCGTTCGGTGAAAGGGGTTGGGACTCCATTATTAGAGGGCTTTGAGTCTTGGAGGATGACTTTGATTTCGTCGAGGAGTTCGGTCTGACGGGTCATGGCTTCGAGCACCGGGTTGGCGCCGACGCCGACGACGTTGGAGAAGCCTTCGGGGCCTTTGAAGGTGCCTGTCTTTTTAGCCGACTCGATTTCATTGGACTGAGCCTTCTGGGAAAGAGCCACGGCAGGCGCAAGCATACGCTTGATGACTTCCTGAACATCGAGGCTTTTCGCCATGTCTTCCGCCGAGTTGGCGTCGAGTCCGACTTTGAGCCTCATCCTTCGGAAGAAAGGCAACTGATCGGCGACTTGGTCTCGCATTCCCGGCTGTTCTAGGAACTTTGTAAACTCGGTGATGCGGGCCGTCTTGGACATCTCCTTTTCCTTCTGTTCCTGCTCACGTCCCGACCGCTGGCGGGCAAGCAGCACGGTTTCCGCATCCAGATATTTGGACTCGGCCTTGATTGCAAAATCATAGGCATCTTTGATGTCCTGCTTACGTTTCTCGATTGCGGCGCCGATGAAGTTGATGGCGGCGTTGAGCAGAACCATCGGGGCGACAAAGCCTAGGGCGATGTCCTTGAATGCAGTCGAAAACTTCTTCTGGATGTCATCGACCTGCTTGCCGAAAGAAGACGTAGCCGCCTTGGCCTTGTCCATGGCCTGCGGGACGTCCGAGGTCGTCTTGATGTTAAGCTCCAGGGATTGTGCCATCGTCGGGTGTTTCCTTTGCAGGATTGGAAGGGGGCGCAGCCGCGGCGGCCTGCTCCTTGGCCAGTTCTTCGGCGATGAAGGCTTCCTCCTCCGGGGACATGATCGCCACGTCCGCACCCTTGCGGATAGCCAGGGCGGAGTTCAGCCAAATGGCCTGACACTCGGGCATCTCCCACGCCCGTTGCTCTGGCACGCCTGAAGCAATTAAATTGGCCACGATGGACAGGGGCCACGGGACGCCCTTGTCGCCGCCGCCGCCCGCCTTGGCCTTGGACTGCTCCCAGAACTTGGGCCAGTCTTGGACGAGGATGTAGCCAGCAAAGGCTTCCAGCAGGCGCTCAAAGTTTTCGGGGTTGCGAGCCAAGGACATTATCCGCAGCTGGTCGACCCAGCCTATGCGGCCGCCAATCGGTTCTTCGGCGCACACTTGGCAGGCGAAGACGAGGTCCGCAGGGGTGACGCCGCGGGAGCCCGTCAGAAGCGGAGAGT